AGCGTGACGTTGGGCTACCACACGGCCTATGCGCTCGCGACACACGAGAACCCGCGTGCCGGGAAGACGGGCGGTACGTCGCCCAGCGGCCAGCGGTATTCCCATTGGGCGAAGGTGGGGGAATGGAAGTACCTAGAAACGCCCTGGAAAGCCGCGACGGCGGGGATGGCGGATCGGTTAGCAGAGAAGCTGGAAGTCGCAGTTGAGCAGATTGGGAGAAGCTGATGCTCCTGGCCGAGATCCAGAACTATCTCGTCGCCCAGGGTGTGGGGCCGGCTGGGTCAACGGGGGACTACTCGGTCACCGTTGGATATGTCCCGGCGCAACCCGATCGATTGATCTCGGTGCTCGAGACGGGCGGTCTGCCGAATGAGGGACTGAGTACCGGAACGGTGGACCGCCCGACGTTCCAGGTCCGAGTGCGGGGGCCAGCATGGGGAACGCTTCCCACGGGAACGTATACGACGGTGCGGGCAAAGATCGAAACGGTGAGAAGCACGCTGGAAGGCGTACTGAACAAGACCATCGGGAATCCCCCGTGGAAGTACGTGCACATAAAAAGTATGGCACCACCGCTGGACCTTGGACGAGATGACAACGACCGCCCAAATCTCGCCATGAACTTCTGGGCCTTGAGAAGTCGAACGAGTTAAGGAGACCGTATGGCCACCGCCGCACTGACAGGTAGAGCTGGACAACTCCGGTTCTCCACGAACCTCGCCGCCCTGACGACTTCGCTGACAAAAGTCGCCGAGCTCATGGACTGTACCCTGACGGTGAATCGGAAAGAGATCGACGTGACCTCTCACGATTCCTCGGGGTTCAAGTCCGTGCTCTACGGGATCATGGACGCCAAGCTCTCGGCCAAGGTCAACTACATCTCGACCGGCGCGGCCCAGAAGAACCTAGCAATCCAGTTGCTCGCGTCAGCTCCGCTGAAGATGCGGGCGAGTGTCCTGGCCTCGACCCAGACGAGCAAGAAGAAGTGGGAGTTCAACTGCATCATCACGAAGTTCGAGCAGAGTCTCCCCACGGACAAGCAGATCGTGGGCACGGTGGAAGCCATCGTGGATGGGGCCATTACGAGGACGAGCTGATGGCTGTTCGCTCGGTTCCCATCACGCTGGACGGCAGAGAATGGGCGCTCCGCTGTACCCTGGGAGCAATGGCGGCGGTGGAGGATCACGGAACGAAATGGGCCGACCTGTTGGAGCAGTTGAAAGGTCCCAGCCCTTCACTCAAGGCCACACAGATGGTGATTTGGGCGATGCTGCAACCCGGCCCGAGCATGGACGAGGTGGGATCGTGGGTGGACCCGGGAAACTTTGGCACAGTCTTGGAGGCGGTGAGCGAGGCGTTGCGGTCAGCCTTTCCTCCCGAGAAGCCCAACGGGCGCCCTCCGAAGGGTCGTGGGATTGGGACAGTCTCCAGCGTCTCGCCTACGGCCCGATTGGACTCGAGCCCGACGCCTTCTGGCGCTTAACCCCCCGCGAGCTGGTGCTCCTCGTGGACGGCTACCGCTGGCGCGAGGACCGCATGGATGAACGCGCGGCGTGGGTGACGGCGTATCTGCTGAAACCCTACGACAAAGATGACCAAATCACCCCGGCAAAGTTGCTGGGGCGGGAGAGTGGTACGGCCAAGTTTGACAGCTTCATGGGCGCGACGGGGGATGCCTATGAGGAAGTCATGCGGAAACAGAGGGAACGGTGAGAACGCCCCAACAACTTGCAGACCAAGCGTTACTGGCCTCCATCGGGGGGAATATCGGTTGGCTGCAATCGGAGACCATCGGGGCATTCCGGTGGAACGCTATCGTGAATGGGACGGCCCCGGAAACCCGGATGCAGAATCTCTCGGGACAGTACGGGAACTCAGCGTCGGAGCCCTATCCAACCATCGTCCCGTGGGTCTCCAGACAGGAAATCGCCGCCATCGTGGACGCCTGCGAACGCGAAGGACTGCGACTCGACGCGGCGCTCGTCAAAGCATCGCTCGGGGAGCGAGATGTTGCCTCGCATCAGTTGGCGACCAAGAAAGCGCCCGACCCGTTGTTTCCTGACGTGAAACCTTTACCGCCCAGCCCTATGCCTGCGATCAAACCAGAAGCCGACATCGGTGATGTTCTCCCGCGTCCCATCTACTGGGCGTACAACCAGATACCGAACGGTTGCCCCCGCTGCGGAAGTGCCGGGCATCCCTGGTTCTACTTCACAGGCATGACGAGTACGGGCCGGCAGGTGAACTGCTACAACTGCAAGCGATTCACGTTTACCGTGTTGCAGACGAAGCCGGAAGCACCACCAGAGCGTCGAGCGCATCCACGTGGACCGGAAGGCCGCCATGGCTGATTCCGGCGACCTGAGAATATACGAATCTCAGGCCTTTCCAGGCGCTACAAAGGAGGCACGCATCCAGGCTGGTATCACCCAGGCCGTGATTGATGGTTATCCCACATTCACCGTTGCCAAGAAAGACCAGCCCTTCAACGCTGGAGCTATCACGTTCAACAACGCCGTGCGTATGACGGCGGAAGGCTACAATCCCAGTGAATGGAACGTCCGGGCATATGGAGCGACCGGTGACGGGGTAGCAAACGACCAGACGGCTATTGTCGCGGCAATCAACGCGGCCAACGCAAACTCGATTTATGCACTCGCGGGGAATGTCGTCAGATTTCCCGCCGGGAAGTATTCCCACAACGCGACAATTCAGGTGCCCGTTGCGCTCAACTCCGGGCAGGTCATTCTCCGCGGAGATGGAATGCGGGTGTCATACCTCTATCCCACTGGACCATCCACCAACTTCACGGCGGCACCGCTCTATAACGTGTGCCTGCTCTTTGGGGCCATTACGCCCGATGCCGCCGGGACGACAACCAATGTCACACAGTATTGCGGGATGGAAGACCTCTCCAGTAACGGATCGCTAATTACGTCGGGGAGTGTCGTCGGGGTCCAGTTTACGGAGATGCAAAAGGGATGGATTCAGAACAGTATCATTGAGGCATTTCCCAACAATTCTATCGGGCTGTATCTCAGGGGCTCTACCGTCACTGGGGGCCTCGGCACAACCACGACCGCACCCCACTCGTGGCGCAACGTGTTTCTAAACACGATTGTCTCGAATATCGGGTCCAACAATCTTGGTGGTCGGTGTGTGGTCCTTCAGAACGCCGACGAAAACTCATTCCTCAATGGTGTTCACCAGGCCGTGACCGGACAAACGGTCGCCCAGGACACCATCTTCACTACCTGGATTCAAATGGGTCGTAACAATCTGTTTGATGATGTACTCCAGGGCGGCGAGCGGACAGCACTTAAGACGGGATATGTGGGCATGGTGTTCGGACCACCCCAGAACGAGGCGGGGGTGGCAAATGGATCGGTACTCGGAAACTGTGATTTCGGTTCCGTCGCCGAAGGATTTGACATCTGCTGCTGGTTCCAGGGCGACTCCAGTGGGAATACTCTTGGCAACCAGGTGCTGGCCGCCAATCCATCCATCTATAACACGGCCTATCGCGACGACAATCCCGCGCTACTGAACGGTGGGGCCGTGGGTGGGGGGAATGGCGGCAACGTGTATGAGGCACCATTGGTCAGCATCATGTATCGCGCCATCGCCGGTCCCTCTGTGCCGGTGGGCATTCTTGCCAACAACAGCGCCACACCGACCATCGGTGGGACCGATTCCTGGATCGCCGCAAACTCGTCGCCCACGACGATTACCAATTTTCTCGCCGCAGCGGGAGCAGCGCTTGAAAGCCGGCGCATCCTTATTCGCGCAACCAATGGAAATACAACCATTGCCGACGTGAACCAGGGGGGCGGCGGGAATATCCGTAATTACGGGCGCCAGAATCTCGTGCTGGCGACGAATTGGGTCGTTGAATTTCAGATGATTAACGGCATTTGGCACCAGATCAGCCCCGTGCGCATTGAGGGCGGCATGGGCATGATTTCTGGAGCTGTGCTGGCAACTACGGCGGTGCGCGGGTTTCAATACATCCCGACATGCGCAGGGACACCCACTGGGGTACCAGCCGAGTTACCGACTGGCGCCGTCCCGATGGTGTTCGATACGACCGGTGTGAAGGTCTGGTTCTATACCGGTGGCGCATGGAAGGGTGTCGTGGTGGCATAAATGGCCGAGCTCGGCGAAATCACGGCGAAATTAACGGCAGACGTGGGCTCCTTCACGTCGGGGATGGCGAACGCCAAGACCTCCCTGGAGAACTTCCAGACTTCGGCAGCGACCGCTACGTCTGGAACCAAGACGTTCTATGAGGGGGTGTCCCAGGCCGGCGAGTTTGCGATGGGCTCCGAACGCGGCGTCAGAAGGATGGAGTTCGCGCTCGGCTCCATGGCAGCCCAAGCAGTCGGGGCGAGTCATGGACTAGGCACACTCATTGAGGGGCTACTCCTCTTTAGCGGTGGTAGCGCCGTCACCATTGGCGTGCTGGCCGGTATCACTGCCATCGTGGGTGTAATCAGCCTCCTAGAAGCTGGCAGTAACGCGAGCAAGAAGGCTCTCGAAGAACTAGAGAAGGAGCTCGACAAAATCGGCCCCCATGCCAAGATGGTGGCCGATCAGATGCGACTCGACGAACTGAAGCGGAGACTAGAAGAACTACAGTCGGACGTCCGGGGCGATTTGTCGCCAGCGAACATTATGGAACAGTGGCGCATCCTCATGGGGGGAACGCCGCTGCCGGCACAGATCGCGGCACAGCAGATGAAGGTCAATGCCGATGCCGGGGAGTTCCGCGATAAGGTAGAGCAAGCGAACGAGAAGCTACAGGAGCGATTGGATGCCTTCATCGACCAGATCGCCCTGCAACAGGACACGCTCAAGTTTCAGGAAGCGTTCACGGATGCGGTACAGAAGTCCAATGAGGCCATTCGCCAACTCCATGCCGATATTCTGGAGGGACCCATCGCTGGTGGCGAAGTACGGGCGGAACAGTTCGGGGCGAAGATGTTCGGCTCCAAGGACATGACCGAACTCGATAAGCAGATTTCCGAAACGGTGGACCGTAGCAACAAGGCGATGGACAAGGTTCTCGCTGAGCAGGAACGCTCCGCCAAACAGTGGGGCGATCGTATCTCCACCGCCCTGGTGGACGGCATGACGGGAAAACTCCAAGCGTTGGGCGACCTGATG